TCAGACAGAAACAAAAGAACAAATATCTGCCGTAGCAGAGGAAGTAGTCGAAGAAGAAGTAGTCGAAGAAAAAGAAGTAGTCGAAGAAAAAGAAGTAGTCGAAGAAAAAGAAGTAGTCGAAGAAAAAGAAGTAGTCGAAGGGGAAGAGGAAGAAGAAGAAGAAGAAGAAGAAGAAGAAGCAGCCGAAGAGGAAGAAGAGGAAGAAGAGGAAGAAGAGGAAGAAGAAGATGAATTAGAAGTTGAAGAAATTATGATAAGGGGCGCCATGTATTACACGGATTCTCCTTCGGACGGTGATATATACCGTGTGGGCGAGGATGGAGACATTGAGGATATTGTCGGTAAATTTAAAAACAACAAAGCTATTTTCTATTAGTATATATATAAATACAAATGCTACAAAATTTATGTACTCCAGCATTAATTTACTTAATATTTTCAGTGACTCAAATAACAATAGATATTTTCAAAAAAGATTATAATGTTGCGTTGGTAAAATTCTTTGTTGCCTTCATATTCACAATACTATTAAATCATTTATGTAACGCCGGTCTAGGAATTGTATCATGGATAATTGTATTCTTGCCATTTATTTTGATGTCGGTTATCGTATCTTATATTCTTACATTTTTTGGAATTGACCCAAAAACTAAAAAAATAAGAATACGCAAAGAAGGAGAAACATTGGGTAAATTAGGCGAAGAATTAAGCGAAGAACCAGAAAGCAACAATAATGGCATGGCGGAAGCAGGAGAAGATATGGGAAGTCCTGTTGTTTCAAATGTCGTAGCAACACACTTAGATTCCGATAACAAGATAGTAGTAACATATACAAGTAGCAAGGATGGTAAATCATGGTGCAAGGCAATAAAAGAAGAAGATAATAAAGAGCCTACTATTTCAGAGATGAAGGAGGGTATATCTTACAACATGAAAATGGGCGACGATAATGAATGTAATGTCACTGATTATTTAGAAGGTGATGAGTATGGTGGAAATTACAATGTCTATATCTATGTTGAAGACAACAAATTTAATGGGTTAAGTCAAACCGAATTAATTGGTACAAAACAAACAATTACAACCACAGAACAATCCGAATCGTCCGATGGCGTGAGTGGTTTTCAAAACATGGGAGAAATGATAAGCAACTTTTTTAACAGTGGATCTGATACATTTAGAACAAGGTCAAATGTAATCAAGACAATCAAAAATATATTAGAACGCATGGGAGAAGAAGACAACGCAGGGTATTTTGCAAATCAGGCAACTACGTGTGCCAATAAAAAAACAAATGTAGAATATGAAAAATGCATGAAACGAGTAATTCAAGAAGTGTATACTCGCATAAACGACTTGGGTAAAAAAGAAGAATTCCTCAAAATCCTACAAAATAAAAATATTAATATCACAGGAATCAAAGAAACTCTAATTTAAAATCACAATAAATAATAAATTTAGTAAAACAAATTAAATTTATTATATTCTATTTATACATAATGTTAATGTTCCTTACTTTTGGTGGAGGATTTCTATTGTTTTTATATTATTTATACGATAATCAATCATTTAATGCCAATATGTATAATTTATATTTTAAATCAGTGAATACTTATCATTATTGTATGATTCAATTCGAAGATTTACAATCTTATTATAATAAGCTCACATTGACAGACGTTGACAATACAAATAAAATCATTCCTGTCGATGACGACGTGAATGAAAATCAAGTAGTATATTCATATGAACCATACACACTCGATAATACCCTATCGTATTACAGTTATATTCCCAACGTAAATATGATTGAGCGATCAAGAAATCCTATTTTATTTTTAAAATCTTATGTAAATGACTGTTATGTGTTTTTGCAATTTGAAGATATATCATTAAATATAAACACACTTCTCCCATTAAAACCACTCGAAGATAACTTATTTATACAGATTGAATTTGTATACAAAGGTACTACTTACGATATTTCACTCAATAATTTAACCCCATTCATTGTAAATAACAGCTATATATTCAATAATAAATTTACAAAATGGTTTATGAAGAGTAAATTTGATATAGATGTTGAAGGAGAGTATACTATAAAAATTATCGACGAAGCTATAAATATGTTAGAATTGAATGAAAAACAATATATTGTATTTGAAAACGACAGTTATACTATAAAAGACGCATAACATATAGACCTATAAATCATTAAATATTTATTTAATAAAAGTATATAAATAAATATTTGGTTAATTATATTATAATGGAAATGATAAACTCCATCGAAGATACTTCTTCTTCATCATATAACTCCCAGGACCACCCTCTTATTGATAAATGGGTTTTATGGGCACATTTACCACATAATACCGATTGGAGTTTAAAAAGTTATATTAAGTTACAACATCTACAGACCGTAGAAGACGTTGTGAGTATAACGAATGCTATCCCTGAAAAAATGGTGAAAAATTGTATGCTATTCTTGATGCGAAAAAATATCAATCCTGTATGGGAAGATCCTCTTAATTGTAACGGAGGATGCTTTTCATTTAAAGTACTTAACCGAAATGTTTTGAAGGTGTGGAAAGAATTATCCTATTCCATCACCGGAGAGTCCCTTTCAAAAAACAAACAATTCATGGATAATATTAATGGTATTACTATTAGTCCGAAAAAATCATTTTGTATTATTAAATTATGGACGAAGACATTAGATTTTCAAAATCCACGTGAAATTATACCCATTGATGGTTTGCAAGTAAACGGTTGTTTATTTAAAAAACACAAATCCAATTATTAAATTATTATATCAACTGTGTGTATATAATAATTATGAACTTATTTGATATTTTAATATCATTATTGAGGAAATCCCCCGCGTTAATATTGGTAATTAGCCTATTACTTTTTATAATCACAGAGCTAGACATTTATATGTTGCTTGCTATTTGGATTATGATTGGAGATATATTAAATAATATTTTGAAGCAGCATATTTTCAAACCATTGATGGGTTCAAAGAGATTTGCGATATTTGGATATGGAACACGTCCAAAAAATTCTAAGAATCCATCTCTATTTGGAGATATAAATTGCCCTCCTTACAAAGGGAGTTATGGAATGCCATCAGGACATTCGCAATCCGCATTAACATTTGCAATATTTATTATTTTGATAATTAATAATTTCCATAAATCATTGTCCCCTGGTTTACAATATTTAACAATGGGAAGTGTATTATTGTTTGCGGCAATGGTTTTGTGGTCCCGTATTTATTTGAATTGTCATACCATACAACAGATGGTCGCTGGTAGTATTATAGGTATAATATGGGGGTATTATGGATATTTACTGTATTTAAAATTCTAATCGCTATATATTTTTCATTTTACGTATCAATTCAGTTCTCTTCAAATATATTGAAAGGCTACTGGTAGATGATATTTTTTCATCTCGTGATTCCAACAACTCACTTCGTTCAGGGTCATGATAATATACGGGTATATTTAGATTATTTGCTCTCAAACAAAAAATAATGTCTTCGCCAGTATCAACTGTATGCATTGCCTCTGTGAATAGTTTATACAATGTTGATTTTCGAAACGACAGTCCGCCGCACAAATAATCGACTTTAATTAATTCTGATTCTTTATCCGGTACAAAATTATTTAATAAATTATCACTGATATTGAATGAAGCATCTATATTTGTCTTTTTATTATCTGAAAAAAAATCATATTTTGAATAAACATAATCCATCATTTTTTTGTTTCGATGATACCAACCCGGAAACACGAACAAACCATTAATATCCATATTAGTTTCGTCTAATATCCACCCATATTGTCCTACAATACATTCTTGAGATTTGAGAATTTCAACTGTTTTTTTTATAAAGTCGGGGGAAGGTATTCTATCATCGTCCAAAACAATTACATACTCAGTAGGAGCTGTTAGTGCCAATTGATAACGCCCCATATATTTAAAATTATAATCCGATGTAATATGATAAATGTTTGTAAATTCATCCTTCCACTTTAAAAATGCGTCCAATAATGTATCGTCCTTGCATCCTAAAAAACACCCCCATATACACTTTGCCTTAGTTGTTTGTTTTTTAAGTGCCATCATTTGTGAATTCAATAACTTAGCACTTTTATTGTAATAATTTAATACAACCGTTACGTCTTCGGTAAGTTCAGCCATTAATATAATATTAAATACAATATTATATTAATAAAAATACGATTTTGATTTGATTTTGATTTGATTTGATTTGATTTGATTTGATTTGATTTTCATTACAATTACATCTTAATAATATCCCATTTACCGTAATGCCCGTCGCATAGAGCGATACAAGGATTTCTAAAGGTCGTGTGATGGTCGATTGGTTGTATATTCATATATATTTTCTCATTTTCTGTAATACCTTCGTTATATTTATATATAAATGACATACGTGCGTCATCGGGCCACCATACAGGCTTTTCTCTTGGGTCTCCATACAATACATTATAATACAAAGAAGTTAGCCCATTATTGTTTGATATTAAAAAATTGTCATCTATTTTTGCATGTATTTTAGTATGATTTATATCTTTGTAAACATTATTATGTAAATTTATAGCGTCTGCGAGGCTTAAATTCGTTTTTACAGAAATATGGGGGGTGATTTGTCTATTAATGTTATACAAATATTCATCGTCAGGCAACAACCATACACAGTATCTAAAATTTGGATAAGATGTCATTTTACTATACTATAACTAAGTATATTTTTATTAAAATATAACTTATTTTCGATTTCTTATCTCCAAATCGAAGTCTTTTTTTGTTAATTTATACCCCCAATGCTGTAAGGTTTGTCTGATGGCAGGGCTAATTGAATGATTGTTCCAATCTTTTTGAGTTCCTTTTTTCATAATTTGAGTCACAAGCCATTTTCTAAATCTACCCTTTGTACCTGCTAATTTTTTCCATCTACTTATCTGTCTTTCATCATCATCGCCTCGTCTTCCCATAAAAAATTCACAATACCATTGGACCCATCCATACGGATCTTCTTTTACAATCCAGCCTTTGTCCTCCCAAAACTGTAAACTAGTCCCAACTTTTACTTTATATTTATTTATATTAATATCATAATCATCCATATTCTTAGTCAAATGTTCTTCCGGTATATTCTTCCACCATTGACTTGGATATTTTTTGTGTTGATTTTTCAATGTTGTTTTATAAAAAGTACTATCGATTGGTCTCCAATACGTGCCACCAAAACTCCCTTTATTAAATATATCACGTGGACTCAAATTTGGTGTAAAATCGGGAAAATCGGGAAAATGATATTTGCCTCTTTTCTTCATTTGTACTCTATTCTTTTTATTTGATTTATTACCTCCCTTTATCTTAGCAACTCGCCTTGTTCCATATCCATGCTTCTTTTTTGCTAAATTGCCTAACTTCATTGCTTTTCCATTTTTATCACAATGTTCTTCCAATATTTTATAATCAATGGCGGCAGATTTCCCACCTGTTATGGCACTTGCCAAACGTGCGTAACCCCATGAATGTGCACTTTGATTTGGTCTACTGCCACTAGAGAAATATGCCCCCTGTCCTTTCTTAACTATTTTTTCCAGTCCTTCAATAGAGCAGCCAGTTGCCTTGCTTAACTCTGTACTAGGCTTTATTTTTTTTAATTTATATATCCGCTCAGCATTAGTAATATGTTTGCTTTTTTTTGACTTAAATGATTTTACCTTTTTACGGGTGTAATATTTTTTATTCTTATATCGTCTTCTTGATTTTTTTAATTCCAATATCTGTTGTTTTTTATCCTTATCTGTTAATTTTATTGGAACATATTTTATTGGAACATTTATATCGTTCATATAAAATAAGAAGAGAGAAAATCTAACACCATAATATAGATGTTATGTATGTTCTATTTAATAAATTATACTGTCTACAATTTATTAAATAATTACAATGATGGTAGTGGCGCCAAACACAATTTGATCTCACCTAAAGACGCAACGCTATACCTTACTATCAATGGAATGTTATTTTCAAGATACATTTCAATACTATTGCATAGATTCGTACATTTGATGAAATAGCTCAAGTTTTTCAATGAGAATTCACCTTGTATAATTTCATCGTTTCCTTGTTTTTGAATAAATTCCATATTTCCATCGCATTCCGAACGACGAAGCGTACATGAAGCAAAAGGACCATTACAACTAAAAATTAATTCATTTCCAACGGATTTAATTTCTAATCTATCTGATAAATTACTCAAATCCCTTACGATTTTTTGAAAATCACTCGAAGGCATATTGAGAATGGAAGAATATTTTATCTTGGGGAGTTCCAAATCATCGTCGTCGGGTTCAATTAATCTTAATTTCTGGTCTTTACACTGTTTAATGTCACCATTTTCAAATTTCAATCCCAGTAAATCTACGATCCCATCGTTATAATCATTTTCCTCAATATAAATGGTAAGGGTATCATCGTTATCAATTGAATTGATTAGCTTGAATAATTGAAACATATTTACTCCAATCACAATCTTCGGATATTTACAATAATAATATTCAAATTTATCTGCCTGTAAAAATAGATGCGCCAATATTGTATGTGATTTATCCATATTAACTATCCTAATACCATCTTGTTGAAAAATTATATTAGTTTCCAACAAGATGTCTTTCAAAGCAGTCATTAACGTCCTGAATGGGGGTATCTGTATAGTTTTAATTTCCAATACATTCGTACTATCACTCATAATATATTAAATTCGCAATAATCTTTAAATACTAAAAATATTTATTAATCAAACGCATCTATTTTAATAAATTGAAGATATTTATATATTAATATTTCACGATAATAGATATAAGTATGTATAAATTATTTTGCTGCTTTAAGAATAAAAATAATAATAATAATAAGAGCATGTTTACAGACGTAGTACCAAGAAGTCATAATTCAAGGCAAATTATAGGAAAATACAGAGTAAATCCTGTAAACAATATAATTTTCGACCAATACAATCTCCGGGAAAAAATAGGCGATGGAGGGTCTGCGTCAGTGTATAAATATACCGACAATAACCAATTATATGCTTGTAAATTAGGACATAGCAAAAAAACATTTGAACGAGAGGTAAATATTATGAAATTATACAAAAACAATAAATATCTCCCCAAATATTTTGGTTCGCATTACAAACAGTATTCAAATCTTACGAAGTACTACATTGTAATGGAATATTGTAATGGCCGTGAATTATTTGAAAATTTACAAAGTAATTACCACTATAGTAAAATTATCCATATAGTCTATCAACTGCTTCTTGCCGTGAAACATTTACAAAAATTCAATATTATCCATGCGGATATTAAATTAGAAAATATAATTATAAATTCACGAAATGAAATAAAACTGTTCGATTTTGGATTATCGCGTGTGTTGGAAGATGGTAATGCTGTAAAGTTAACCAATTATATCGGGACGGTTGGATATGCGTCCCCAGAGGTGTTGTTAGACACATATCTTACACTAAAAACTGATGTATGGAGTATAGGGGTTATAATGTATATGCTGTTTAACAACTCACATTTATTCGAGGTTGCTGATAGAAATAAATACAAACAATCTTTAATATCCATTAATCGTATATTAAACAAAAGATTGTTTATTTATAATAATACAGTTCCTACAAATAAATATGATACAATTTTATCCTTCTTAATCAAAACGATATGTTACGATAAAACACGATACAGTGTTAATAAATGTCTAAGGCACCCTGTATTCCTAAATTCCAATATAATATGATGTATTAATATGTTTTCTTATTTGTATAGTATGTTTGACATCAATCATACTGTACCCTATGTTTACGTTATGTTATTCGACAAATTTAATTAAATATTTAATAACTAAATATTAAAAGATATTAAGTATTTTAATATAAATGTCAACCACAAATATTACAATAATAAACAATATTAATACAAAATTCAATAAATTAATTGAAAAATACTCAAATAATACCACTGTATTAGAGGGTATCTGTGATTATATAAACACTGGATTTGTCACTCAACTCGACAAAATACACAGAGACATAGGCGATATTGAGAAAATAGAGAAAGAAAAATGCTATTTTGTTAATAAATTTCTATCAAGCACCGAAAACATTTTTTATTACATAAAAGACACAGATATATTCATTCATTACGATATGGAGCATTATAAAATATTCGAAGAAGACGAACTATGTAAACAAATATACAATGAAGTAACCGAACACCAAAACTTAAGTCCGTATAAATTCGATATTCAAACTGAAATATTGAATGAATTGAAGGGCCAAACAATGTTTAAGTGTCTTCCTGAGTCATTTACTATTCAAAGTATTATTAAATACCTGACAACATATTTTTTTAATTCAAAAGAGGATGCTAAATATTTCTGTTGTATTGTTGGCGACATTGTGTTAAAAAAACCAACAAGTGTAAAATATTGTATCAATAATAATTTAATGGATTTTATTGCATCGTTTAAAGAAATAATAAAGACCGCATTGGGGATTAACTATCTAGAACCCCACGATTCGCGCTTCATATGCGATACAATAGACCAAGACATTGATTTAGGATATCATAGGGTATTGAAGTCAACCTCCGAAAATCAGATGTTTTTATGGAATGATTTTCTAAATAGACACGCGATTGATTTGTTTGCTGTATGTATACATTATTCAAGACGGTATGTAAATGCTGAAGGATATTTGAATCATCATAAGGACAGTAAAACCATATTGTATCTTAAAAATAATTCTATAAAACAAATTGTGGAGAATTTTTGTTTGAACCAATTAGAAGTAAATACGGACACTGTATCTTCTGGTATTAGTTATGAAAATATGAGCTATTTATGGTATCGTTTTTTAATAGAAAATAACATTCCATCTCTTTTCTCTAAAAAAGACAATTTGCATCAGCTAGTTAAAAAATACGTTAAGTATAACGACAATAATTATAGATACTTGTCTATATTTCACAAGGACATTCGTGTCATAAATGATATGAAACATTTCTTATCAAACAATATAAATTATGGCGTAGACGATGAATTAGAAACAAGTGAATTATTGTGTATTTATGCGACTACCAATCAACACATCGATGAAAAAAGAATGATTGATATCATTCAATATTTTACAGATTGTAAGTTCACAAATTACAATAAAACTATCAAAAATATTTCATGCAAATTATGGGATAAGAAGGGAGATTTGAAACAATTTATTAACAGTATGAAGGAATATTTAACATCGGATGAAACGCCTATTGACGACATATCATTTACAAATATATATACACGTTACTGTAAAAACACGTCCAATACCGGAGATGTCAATAAGATAGTTACTAAGAGATATTTTATAAATTTCATCATAAACCATATACCATCCGAATATCTAATGTTTAATAATATATTGTCTAAATATTGGTATAGTTGAAAATAATATAATACATTTTTATAATGTAATAATAATTATACTATAATAATTATTATTTGGTTATGTTAGATTTTAATGGTCGATTGTCCGCTTAACACTTCTTGAACTTTCCTTTTTTAGGACCTGTCTTGTAGCGACATGCCTTTTTAGTTTTATTCTTTCCTTTCTTCGACTTCTTGGTTTTCTTAACGGCACCGAATTTACCTTTACGAGTAAAGTAACCTTTGTCGTGCAATCGTTTCAACATTTGTGGACCTTTCATGCTCTTAGCCTTAGAAACAATCTTTCCGTGTTTATTTTTCTTAAGATCTTTCTTTTCAAGACCACCGGTGGTTTTGAATGCAGTTTCATGCATAACTTGTGCTCGAGATCCAACAAGCATTGGAAATTTCTTACCTTTTACGTGGTACATACCGTCATCACTTTTATGGGCTCTTTTTACCATTATACATTTTAATTAGAAAAAATCTTTTTCAAATAATTACTTTATTATAGTGGTTTTTTAATATATTTCTAAATTATACTATGAGTAACAACGAAGACGATTACATTGATTTTCAAATATATAAAAACGATATAGATAGTGCTAAATCAGAAATAGAAGAATTGGAACGAGTGCTAAAACAAGCCAAAAAGGCTTACAAGAAAACATACAAAAAAGATTATGATTTTAAATGGTTCCATTATATAACGCAAGCCTTTTACTGGATAAATCCCATAAATTATATTAGTTTTTTTGAGTTCGACCTTAATTTTGATTTTGATAATTATTCTGCTTATAGAAAAGATAATTTTACAGAAGGGTATAATATGTATTATAATAGAGCGAAGAGACATGAGGAAGAAATGAATACATACGCCGAAATAAATAATAAATTAGAAATAAACAGTGACTTTGAAACCAATACAGATGTCGAGGATGAGGAGGAATCCAATGATGGACCGGATGAATTTGATTCATCCGCCGTAAATGAATAATTAAATGAAGTATTAATTGTAAATATTGAAATTGAATAAAATTGATTTAAAAATAATAATTAATAGTAATATTATCGTTATTAATTATGAGTCAAAATTTAGCAACTGAATACCAAAAGAAAACAGATCGAGAGCATATTTTAGATGCTCCTGATACGTACATCGGACAGACCGACACAGATGAAACAAAGAATTGGTTGCTCCAATCCGATGACAGCTTTAAATATCAAAATTATTCATGGATTCCAGGTCTATTTAAATGTTTTGACGAAGGTATTGTGAATGCTAGAGACCATGCTGTAAGGATGGTACAGAAATCGAAAAAATCAAAAAACGTTTCGTTGGTAAAAAATATAAGCATTGACGTGGATGAGAAGACAGGAGTTATTACAATGACTAATGATGGCAACGGCATTGATGTTGCCAAGCATCCAGAACACAATTTATGGATCCCTGAAATGATATTCGGCCATTTGAGAACTTCGACAAATTATGATAAGAGTGAAAAGAAGATAGTAGGTGGAAAGAATGGATTTGGATTCAAATTGGTATTAATTTATGCTAAATGGGGTACAATAGAGACAGTGGACCATATTCGTAAACAGAAATATACTCAGCGATTTGAAAATAATCTAGAGACCATTCTACCGCCTGTTATTAAAAAATCATCCGTAAAACCATACACAAAGGTAAGTTGGCTTCCAGACTATAAGCGATTTGGTATTGATGCTCTTACCCATACGATGTTTAAGCTCTTTAAAAAGAGAACGTATGATATAGCGGCTGTTACCGACAAACAGGTAGTAGTTAAATTCAATGACAATACCCTTCCAATTCGAACATTCGAGCAATACATTGACATGTATATTGGTAGTAAGGAACAGACTAAGAGAATATTTGAGTCTTCGAGTAGTGGTAGATGGGAGTATGCTGTATGCTTGAGTCCTGTCGATGAGTTTACGCACATTTCATTTGTTAATGGAATTAGTACTACAAGAGGCGGAAAGCACGTTGATTATATTTTAAAACAAATTACACGGAAAATGCAAGCTTACATCGAGAAGAAGAAGAAAGTGAAGGTGAAAGAAAATACCATCAAAGAGCAGTTGATGTTGTTCCTGAACTGCGTCGTTGAGAATCCATCATTTGACAGTCAGTCGAAGGAATCTATGAACACGCCAGTAAGTAAGTTTGGAAGTAAATGCGAGGTGAGTGATAAATTCGTTGAAAAATTGGCAAAAATGGGAGTCATGGAGGCAGCTATTAGTTTGAATGAAATAAAGGAGAATAAGGCCGCGAAGAAGAATGACGGTAAAAAGGTCAGGACTATTAGAGGACTACCTAAACTAATGGACGCCAACTATGCGGGAACAGCCAAATCAGGCGACTGTGTTCTAATTCTTTGTGAGGGAGATTCGGCTAAATCAGGTATTATGTCTGGCTTGACAAAAGAAGATAGAAATTACATAGGCGTGTTTCCTCTCAAGGGTAAGCTATTGAATACAAAAGACTTGTCCCAAAAAAGAATTAATGACAATATTGAAATAACCAATATTAAAAAGATTTTAGGACTTGTAACCAATAAAGCATACGACAAGAAGGAGATTAAGACATTACGATATGGAAAGGTCATCTTCATGACAGACCAAGATCTCGATGGCTCTCATATTAAAGGATTGTGTATCAATTTGTTTCACAGTCAATGGGGTGATCTATTTAAGGCCGATAAATTCATTGGTTTTATGAATACTCCTATACTCAAAGCAACAAGAGGTAAAAAAGTTCTCTGCTTTTACAATGAGAGCAAATACAAGGAATGGAAGAATGCTAATAATAATGGCAAGGGATGGACTATTAAATATTATAAAGGTCTGGGTACGAGTACGAGTAAAGAATTTAAGGAGTATTTTAAACACAAAAGACTTATTACATTCTCGTATACGGGCAATACCTCAGACGATGCGATTGACAAGGTATTTAATAAAGAGAGAGCGGATGATAGAAAAGAGTGGTTGGAAAATTATGATAGAGATGATGTGTTAGAAACAGATAAGAATAAGATTCCCTATGAAGATTTTGTAGACAAAGAAATGATTCACTTCTCGAAATATGACTGTGAGAGGTCTATTCCTAATTTGATCGACGGTCTGAAGACGAGTCTTAGAAAGATAATGTATGCAGCATTTAAGAAGAAATTGACTAAAGAAATAAAGGTGGCGCAATTCTCTGGTTATGTATCAGAGCATTCTGGCTATCATCATGGTGAGATGAGCTTAAATAAGGCCATCGTTGGGTTGGCTCAAAATTACGTAGGTGCTAACAACGTAAATTTATTGATGCCTAACGGACAATTTGGAACACGATTGGAGGGAGGCAAGGATGCGGCATCTGAAAGATATATCTACACAGAACTCAATCCATTGGTAGAATACATTTATCCGGTAGAAGACATGCCGTTGTTAAATTATTTGAATGACGATGGATATATGGTAGAACCAGACTATTATCTTCCAATATTACCAATGACTCTTGTAAATGGAGGCAAGGGTATCGGGACCGGATACAGTTACGAAGGTCTGTGTTATAATCCAAAACAAATCATTACATTTGTTAAAAACAAAATCAAGGGGATCGAAAATAAAAATAACGTATCCATTGAACCTTATTATGAAAATTTTAAGGGAAGTATACAAAAAATAAATGAAAAAAAATTTATGATAAAGGGAGTGTATCAAATTATAAGTTCAGACAGCATTAGAATTACCGAACTTCCTATTGGAACATGGACTACCAATTACAAAGAGTTCTTGGAATCATTAATGGATGATAAAAATAAAAAGAAGAAGCCTGTTGTCAAGGCAATAAATGATATGAGTACAGATGCGATGGTTGATTTGACGGTGAAATTTCATCCCAATACACTGGGTAAGTTGGTTTCGAAGCAAGTAGACCAATACCATAATTTGTTGGAAAAGACACTGAAACTATACTGTACCAAACAGACCACTAATATGCATTTATTTAATCATAAGCAGCAACTTAAAAAATACGAAACAATATATGATATCATAGACTGTTATTATCCTGTTAGAAAGGATGGGTATGTAAGAAGAAAAGCTTATTTAATAGAGCATCTCGAGAAGATTGTAATGGTTTTAAGTAACAAAGCACGCTTTATTAAAGAGCAGTGCGACGATACAATAGACCTGAGAAAAAAGAAGAAGCAACAGGTTATCGAATTGTTAAAATCGAGGAATTATGATGTGATCGACGGAGACAATGATTACAAATATCTGAGGAGCATGACAATTGACAGTGTAGAGGAGGAAAATGTTGTAAGATTGGAATCAGAGATGGTGAAACGACAAAAGGAACTGGAGGTAATTAAGAAGAAGACGATTGAAAAGATGTGGACCGATGAATTGAATAAATTGGAAAAGGAGTATGAGAAATTTCAACAAGTCCGGAAGAGTAAGTTGTTTGGAGAACCCACTAAAATTAAAAAGAAAAAGAAAATTAAAAAAAAGGTGTCTAAACCTAAGTCCAACGCATAAACTGTACTAACCAATACAAATATAAATAGAACGAACTAAAATAATAAATCATAATTTTTATTATTTTATTGGCTAAACATAATAGTAATACAACACAACGCGTAAGTAATTCATTTTAATAAATAATTTAATAATTATTTATTAAATTATTTAATAAATTAAAAAAACGTTTTTGTTTCTAAAGTGTTTGTATGGTAAGTTGAAATAGGGCGTTGCATTGGTGTCGCCATAGTGCTAATATCTCTTTTGTACTTCATGTATCCATCCGCTTCCCCGTATACCTGAGGTATTGCGTAATCACATACCAGTTTGTTTAAATGTTTAATTTCACTCTTTGCGTCGCGTTCATATTTTGCTTTTTGTAAAAAAATACTTCGCATTATAATTTTCAAAGTATCTTCGTTTTGATTTCCAATAACAAAATTACCTTTGGATAATTTATATACGCCTGATTTTATTGCGTTTTGAATTATTTGGATGTTTTCTTTAGAAAAAAAAGCGAATGACAAGTTAGTGGAAGTATTCGTCCCCGTCATGGCTTCTCTAAAATCACTAGATTTATCACTCATTGGAATTTGATCGTATAATGAAAACACATCTAAATTTGTTTTACCCATAATATCTATTCGTCCATTATTCATTATTATATATAAAATATAATATTTTATTATTTTATACATAATGAGTTTTCAAAAAACAGTATTAATAATTGCATTAGTAGTTTTCTCTATAATGTTATTTTTTATTGCTTTAGCAATGAAGGGATTGAAAACAAAACAAGAATATCCTCCAGAAATAGCAGAATGTCCTGATTATTGGGGCAAAGATGCAACAGGCAAATGCGTTCCCAATGTTTATAATAAATCCACAGAAAGTAGTTGCGGTAGCTACAATGGCAATGACGAAAAAAAGAGTTGGCAAATGAGTTGTGGCGTAGAATGGGATGGTATTTCAAATATTTAATAACCACTTCAACAATAATAATATTATACTATCATACATTATAGTATAATAATGGATTGTAAATCGATAACATCTCTCCCTTTTTGTCTGGTAAAACATATTTATTCATTTATTCCTCTACATAATAGGCTTGTGCTTTCTAAAACCCATTTTAATATATATATTCATGATTATTATATACATTATAAGAATATGCCAAGAGGTCGTTTTTACTATGGTAAAATAAATAATACATATGTTCGATATTTAATTCGCCACGACATTTCTATGTTCTTGAACCATTTAATCTATTCAAGGCAAAACACCCCATGGCATAAAATAAAACGCTATGCTTATAAAAATACAATCTTTAAAACATATGTGGATTACTGTGTATTTTTAGCAAATGAATATAGTAGTCAAAAAACAAAAACATTATTATTGGAGTACCAAAAAAAACACAAATAATTATCAATAAAAATAAAATGCGACAATAATGATTTAAAATGGTAGAGATAATAATAGTAATGGAAAATATAAATTTGAATGAAATATTAGATAGACAGGAACAAGAAAAAAAACTAATAAATTATTTAAATTATTTTCAAGAAAATAAACATGATTTATTAACAAAAAGAGGTATATATATTTATGGGAATACTGGTGTGGGTAAAACCTCATTTGTTTATGATATTTTAAAAAAAAAAGACTATGACATCATACATTTCGACGCAGGGGATGTCAGAAATAAATCAGCGATAGATAAAATTACAAAGCACAATATGTCTGATAAAAATATTATGAATTTATTTTATAAAAAAAGTAAAAAAATTGCGATCGTAATGGATGAAATAGATGGAATGAATAGCGGAGACAAGGGAGGTATTAATTCATTGATAAAGCTGATGCGTCCTAAAAAAACAAGACGACAAAAGAAGGAAGACATTACACTGAACCCATTAATATGCATTGGAAACTATCATGTCGATAAAAAAATAAAGGAAATAAAGAAAAACATAGATTGTATTGAAATAAAGAATCCTACACGAATTCAGACACATAATATTTTGAGAAAACTTCTTAATAAAGAAAATGTGGGAGAGATGTTAATCGATTACGTGTCTGGTGATCTCAGGAAATTGAAATTTGTATATGAGATTTATAATCTCAACGATTCGATTCTTAAAAACACCCCAATCGATAATTTATTTCAGGGCGTCGATTACAACGATGATACTAAAATTATTACAAAAAAATTATTGAATACACACTATTCTATAGAAGAACATTTCAAACTAATGAATGATACAAATAGAACAAGTGTAGCGTTACTATTCCATGAAAATATAATAGATGTGATTTCAGACGACAACAAACACGAGTCGATTGATTTTTATTTAAAAATATTAGAGAATATATGTTTTTCTGATTTTATCGACAGAATTACATTTCAAAAACAGATATGGATTTTCAATGAAATGTCCTCATTGATAAAAACACTTTACAACAATCATTTGTACCACACTGAATACAAACACAAACAACCATACATTACCGACAATGTTAGGTTTACAAAGGTATTGACAAAATACTCAACTGAATACAATAATAGTGTATTTATGCAAGATATGTGTCAAACATTCAACATGGGTCGAAAGGATTTATTGTGTTATTTCTACAATTTGAGACAAAATCATTCTATTGAAGACATTATAGAAATGTTTGAAAAAAAGGGTAAAATCAATAAATTAGAGACAATACGAATGTACCGATTCATTGATTCTTGTTATTAATAATATAAATAAATTATTTATATTATTTGTTGGTTTATTATTCGTGTCCCTTGACGTATTCCATAAACGATTCGGCCTTTCTATCACCGGAATAATCTGCTACTTTTGAGTTACCATCCATCATTACAATAGTGGGAAATCCTTTAATGCCTAGGCTACTAACCAATGAAGGATCTTCGTCCTTTTCCACCTTTTTAATATTGATTGGACCGCTATACATGGATTCAAATTTATTCCATTCGGGCATCATTTTTTTACAATGTCCGCATTTTTCCCAATGAAACAAAACAAAATTTTTACCATTACTCATGCCTTCCTTCATTATTCTTAAATTGTGTAAACTACCCAATAAAGCATCCAACAAGAATCTAAACGCAATAAATATTAACACATATACAGCAATGCGTGGGATGGTTGGTAATTTTTGAATTATTTTCATTAATCCTTTTAACTTCATTATAAATTAACATTACAAAAAAAAATTTAAACTGTTGTATAAAATTCAAGCAATTCCTTGTCTCTAATAAACATTTTAGGAGACAATTTTGTCTTTCTCACATAGTCTGGGTGTGGATTTACCAATAATTTTCTTTTATCGAATGTATTGAATTGATGTGCGAATACTAATATTGTTTTTTTAGGGTCCAATTGGACGAATGGAACAGTATAATTTTTCAAGAAAGCCTTTTCTTCTGCTATTTCGGCATCATCGTCGTACCGTGTTAATTTTAACAATTCTCTCTTAAAAGCGAACGTCCCCGCTGTTCCATGAGACTTGCCATATGGACCAAAAATATACAACTGATCCAAATCATTGAAATAGATATAAACGATGCTACTACCAGCACACAGAGCATTTGGTTGCGATCGAAGCCTATCTACCGCATGGGAAACCCGTTCAGGCGGATAAAAATCGTCATCGTCCATATATACTAATATGTCCCCTGTAGCCTTTTCATGCATTAAATTCCTTTTTCGTCCCAATTTAATTTTTTCCTCATATCTAAAGTATTTAACACCCTCTACGTCTTTGAATAAATCCTCCACAGAATCTTCACCATCATCAATAACAATCCATTCAATCAATTGTTGGGGATAAGTCTGTGAACGATAACATTTAATTAACTGTGGAATAAACATTCTACGGTTATATGTTGGAGTACATATACTAACGGTTGGTTTTCCATTGGCGGAAACCTTCTTTTTTCGGTTCTTTTTGCCCATTAATATAAAGACAATACATTTATCTTTAATATATTACGACTCTTTAATAATATATTATACATTGTTGTATCATACGTTATTTCCGTTGTAATTCTCAGCACCAACGCATTCTAATCTCGTCGCCTTTCGTTCGACTTCATCTCTACTATCGTTTTGTATTTTTTCAACGCGGGAACAAATGTCTTTATCGAACGCACCCAATATTCTAGCAGCCAATAGACCTGCGTTTTTTGCATTGCCAATTGCGACGGTTGCCACCGGAACACCACGTGGCATTTGGACGATACTAAGCAGACTATCCAGGCCATTTAATGTGCTTGTTTTAATAGGAACTCCTATAACAGGGAGAGATGTCAACGATGCCACCATACCAGGCAAATGTGCTGCTCCACCCGCACCCGCAATAATAACTTTTAATCCACGTTTAACAGCACTCTCAGCATAGGAATACATCCGCATTGGTGTTCTATGAGCGCTAACTATTGTAATTTCATAAGGGATTTTCAAAATATCCAAAATTTCAGCGGCAGCCTTCATCGTAGGCAAATCTGAATCGGAACCCATTATAATTCCTATCGACACCGGTTCTTTACACACCTTCTCCTGACATTCTGAATTATCATACCAATCCATTTAATACAAAATTACTTGTTGTCTTTAATATATTTATGATTATTTAATATATTAAAGTGGTTATGCCGTAGATGCTGGTGTCGCTGGTGCGGGCGGACCGCCTGATTTCGATCCAAAGAAATAATTATATAAGAAGTACAGTGGAACCAAAATAAATGGACCTGCTATTATACCTACTAACATCCCCTTTGTATCAACATTGATTGGTAGTTTTTCATGAAAGTATAAATTATATTTTTGAAGCAATAAAATACCGAATATCAACATTAACACCACTAGATTTAAGTACGATTTTGTAATATTTTTAAATACACTGTTAACCTTTGTAACATTTCTCAACATTTTGACAATATATCCTATTGTAAAAAATACACCAATAATTGCTGGTATAAGAATAAAATGTGCAAGAGCCCCTGCTGTAAACCATAAAAATATAGTGGTGAAATTTTGTTTCATGAACCAATAATTTTCATTTTCAAAAAATCCGGTTTTAATAAGATTAATGGTTGATTTTATAAACCCTAAATGGAGAGGACCAAACATGAATAACATGGCAAATATTGTTCCAACAAAGTACATCAAAATAGGCAGACCCGCAGCGATTGCCATCTGTATAACAGAACGTAATTGCGACGGTGTTTTCCCATATGCCTTTTTCCCATCCCATAAAGCACCACCTTCTGCCCCATAATAAAGAGATTCCATAATCTTATTTTTTTGACAGAATACATAATATAAAGCATCTCTTGGTATTTTAGTTAACCCTATATACATCGATTTTACAAATTCATATATCACAGGGGTTTCGTCCTGATATATTTCCATAAGATTCATAAATTTATTAACACTAAATTGGTGCTCTTCTTCGTCCAAATCCAAATCTTTTGATTTAACAGAGTGATTGCTATTCCAAATCAAAAAACAACCCAAGTAAATCGCAATAAACATTTTCACAAAAAATATTATAATCTCCTTCACAGCACCAACCCCTCTCTCCACATAGGAATCTTCCTTTATTTTAAATTTTCTAGCGTTTATGGTATCCACCAATTTATTGTGTTTATTTGCTGCTTTGTAATATTTCCAATCTGGACTTTTGTAATAATTATCGATAAAATCATATGGCTCCCCCTTCCACTGTTGTAAATGTTTTTCAAGATATTTCCAGTCCTTTTTGTATTTATATGTATTTAAAATATCCATCATGTCCTGAGCCCTCTGAACCTTTTTTTCCGCCTTATTTATTTTTTCCTGTTGTTTCTTATTCATTTTCTTATCTTTGCTGCCTTTCTTATTTATTTGAGAAGTATATGTTGGTGACATATTACTTCTTTTTCTTTTTCTTCTTTTTTTCCTTCCAGTTAATCCTACCATATAATATAATTACTTATTATAAAATAATAAAATATTTTTTATAAAGATAAAATCACAATTGGTTCTATATATTTAGTTATAGTAAATTTCCTAAATTTTATATTCATTATTAATATGTATTTATCAAGTTATTTTATGTTTATAGTATATAAACAATGAGATATATATTGCTATTAGGAATTATTATGTTAATGATTATTGTATTTTATTTTTATCGTAATAATATTAAAGAATATTTTGTTTCACAGACTTCGAAATCATACGATTCAAATGAGTTTAAACCGATCGTTTTAGATAAAATAGATAATTATGATATTGAACTGGCAATACCATCAGGGCAATATTTACATAATACAATACAGGGAAATTGGGGATTTTCCACCGATGAAACAAATAATGGAGTTGTGTTCGGCGTATACAGAGACGGATATACATCCGATGGGTCCGTTTTTAAAGGTATATCTGGAAAGCGATATAAATATATGTTAGAACAAGGTCCATACATTATTAAATATGAAGTCCGTAAAAATGATGAGAATAAAAATGATGGGGATAGTACCCATGACGTATCCATTTATGTAGACGATAAATTAATTAAACATGCTGAAGGCGAGGGTGTGTCTGCAGATAAGTTAAAAGTGATTGGTACGAATTACCATAATTACAACAATGAAGCTAAGGGCAATGGTAGAGGTAGAAGACCGGTTGATTATTTAAAGTTTATCCCCAAAGATACAAATGGTAAAATCAGCGAAGGATTTACGAACGATGGCCCGACTACAACAGAAGAGGCTGCTACATCAGAAGCAGTCGCTACAACAGAAGAAACTGCCTCTACTGTAAATGAATCAAAAGAACAACAACAGGAAGAAACTACTACTCCAAATGTAAATTTCACAATCGAGGTTAAAAAATCGCATAATTTAGGTAGCTCCTCGTTAGAAGAAGGGCAGTTTGTGGTTAACATGTGTAGAGAAGAAGGGTTATTTTGTAATAAAATACAAGATTTTAACATAAATACACAAACTGGTGAAATATATTACGGCGGAGAATCTAATAATGATGGTGTTTTTACCACTGAAGATACCGATGACCCCCCTGTTGATATGGATACAGTTAAGGATTTATTTAATAGTATAGATGAGGATAGTGATGGTATATTGACAACACATGACATAAAAACACTATTGACGCATCTTAATCTAGACACAACAACACATGACAATGTAATCAATCGTCTTACTCCAGAGGGAATGAATTGGGATAATTTCGAATCTATATTGGGAGGGCACATAAAAAAAACATTTCAAAAAGTACATGAAAAAAATGGAAAGCAGGGTATGAAATTGGTGTATAAATTATGGGGATATGATTACCCCGATACTCAGAGTTCAGAACGTTCAAGCGCTCAACAAAAAAGAGAGCAACAAAAGTTAAATGCACAATTTCCCGAAACAGATTATGATAGAAGCAAACCAAGTAAAACACGGTACAGAACTGATTATAAACCAGAAAACCCACGTCCTGAAAAGGGAGTTGGCTTTTACGACTCTATTTGGGATTTTTCAAAAAATAACTAGAAAATAATGAATAATATTAATAAATTATTAATTATTTATATTGATTTACCTGGCTTGTAGTAATTCGCCTCTACCGCCCATTATGATAAGCATATTGTACCTTTCTTCAAATATTTTCAAATCATAATTAAATTCAGTTAAATCGGCGGTCGATTTTCTAAATCCAATAGGGTTATTATTAGTATCACATATAATATCAACTGTGGGGCGCTCCAAATTGATAGGAGGCTCTAGTGTGTTGAATTCAAATGCTACTTTGGAGAATTTATTTAAATTCATACCCCCCGATGGTTGATATACGCTTCTATTGCTGTCTAAACAAAAATTGTAACAATACAACCCGTTTTTTGCCGATCCACTTGTTCGCTTCCATTTTTCAACATAGTCGTATACTCCAGCATCCATCACATTTTCTCTATACATCCCCTCCAGAACAACGCCCATATTCAATAGAATATCCCTCTTGTTGTAAAAATAATCACCTATTGCCCCTGTTATAAAAAAATTCCTTGTGTTTTTAACCATTTTATCGTTTAACATCGGTAATTTATTTGTTATTTTTTGAGGCTCAACTCCATTATAAGTCCAATTCGTATAATTAGACCATTCATTTCTAAGCAATACATCATTCCGTCTAAACCGAAACATGTAATTTGATACCATGTCTTTGCTGTCAAATTCGACTATTTGCGAACCCGCAACGGACAACTTTTCATACTCATAAACCTGTTTAATCAATAATTTGTATGGTTGTTGTGCTATTAACCTTCTCTCATCCTGACCTAAAAATATATAAGTTGAAATAAGATGTATGTCTGTGTTCCAATCGTTTCTTGTTTGGTCGTACAAAGCAAGTGTTCCTGAAATATCACGTGGAGGATTTAAAAAATGCCACATTTGATGATGTAATTCATTTGGATTTGGTGCTCTTCGGTAACTAATACCACTTGAATTAC